GGTTGAGACGGTGTAATGGTCTTGATACGTCCTAAACGGATTAAATTTTCAAGACGTCGAGCGAGTTCTGCATTCATGATGCAATCGTTATGCAGTCACTCGTTTTATGCATGTGATTATTTTTGTATGTGAGTTATATACAAATGAATTTTATTATTTTGATAAATGATTTAAGACTTCAGATTCGATCATATCTAATTCGTCGGGTGTGAATCCTAAAAGTTCACGAGCGTCATATTTGACAGTTGGACCATCTCTTTCGACCCGATCCCGTAGACCATACTGGTGAACACGCGCAATGTTTGCCACTCGATTCATAAAGCCTATAGCAACGCCATCGGCAGTTCGTTCAATACGCATATATTTTGAAGTTTTAATGACATTGAACATTTTGTTCTTAATTTTATTTTTCTTGTCCCGAAGACGTTTTTTTCTGGGTACAAAAGCAGAGCCATCTGGATTTTGCTGTTTCGAGATCCTGGTCTTTTGAGATGCCCGAATTTTACGGGCAATACCCATCTCTAATTTATGCAACTCAGCATCACTTAACTGAATCAGCAAAGCGCCAAGATGTTCATTGAGTGCCTGCAGCTCTGCCATGTATTAAGTTCCAAAGTAGTAATTTTCAGGAGGTGCAGATAACCACTCTGCCAATGTTTCCCCAGTTTTCTGGTCAATCATTTTAAATGGTTGAGATTCTGTGGCCGTTTCGTACTGAGGTTCATCAGGGAATGTGATATCCAATGTGCCATTTTCCTGACGTTTGACAATGACTCGCTCTGTAATTGGTAAGGTCAAGGACAAATCAACCGTATTATTACTGAGAATTTCAGTTTCAAATTTGAAGGCTTCTTTGGATTTATCCAGATTGACCAATAACTCACTTTGATGGACACGTACCCATGCAAACAATGGAAGCATCACTGCATCCAATTCTCCTGCAAAACCTGTCAGGATGAAATTTAAGTCATAGACATATTCGAATGAAAGCCCATTTGCCATCGTACAACGGACATTACCTTTGTCAGTAAAAATGAGCATCCGATCAGGATCACGCTGTAATTCTTTCACTGAATTGAGTAAATGGGTGCGTAGGCTATTGGGCTTTTTCATGGTTTTGCTCCTGAAATAAAATGCAGTGATACCATCATGCGACTTGCTTCATGCCATAGATTGGCTCTAGGTGATCCCATTCTTTTTGGAACTTGGCTTGGTAACCCAATTTTTTATAGTTTGGACCGTTGTAAAGACTAAATACGGATACCCAGTCTTCCGCGCGGAGTGCGTCCAATAGGGAAATTTTTTTACCGTTTACCGTTCCAGTTTTCCACTCAATAAATCGGATAAAAGCTTCAAGCTGTAGTGATTCACTGGTCTGCATTTGCTCGACAAAGTCTATGACTGAGTCATACCCCAATTCTTTCCAGTTTTCACCCATGATTTGGAACTGCCCCCAACTACAGGACATCAATGCTGAATCGGTATGAATATTCTGTGCTAGACGTAACCGGGTGTATTCAGCTTCATTGCCTTTGTAGCCACCAGTGACTGGATTCACGATACTTGGGCATGATTTGACTTGCAGATTGGCAAAGGCTTTGCCTTTGAATTCGGTCAGGTAAAAGTACATACGATGACGTTCAAATAGAATTTTGGCTTTACCATTTTTAAGAAAACCAACGCCACGACCTTCAACTGCACCAAACACACGAATGGCTAACTCTGAAACTTTCAGGCGTTTGGCAGCTGCAACATAATCACTGTCTTTGAGCAATTTACTAATGTCTGCACCTGCAAGTGCTACACGGGTTTTATCCCCGACTTTGCCGTCGACCAAAAGTCCTTTGCTTTTTTGGAATTGAATGACTGCATATTCGGTACTGTCACCAAACAAACCATCGGTACTGAGTGGCTTACCTGTTTTACCTTTAAAGCCTAATTCTTTTAATTTCTTCTGAATGGTAACGACATCTTCACCACGTGCACCAAATTTAATAATCATGTTGTAGCTCTCCAAATAAGCTTGGCCACATTTCCTTTGGTTTGCCAAATGATGACGGCAAGAAGTACTGCAAAGATGGCATCCCACAATGTGACAGGATCTTTAAAAAAAAGAATATGAATGGATTGCCCTAAAAATGAGGCAATTAAAATGGCAGCTAACCATGAATAGCCACGATGGAAATTTCCACCATGACTGAAGCAAGCAATACGAAATCCGCAGAGTAAATAGGCTACGACTGCGACCCACTGGAAAATTAGTTCGATCATGGTTTTCCACCTCGGAAAATGTTCAAGATGTCTGAAAGTTTGGCGGTCTTGACCCAATCAACCACTTTGATGAGTACAAATAGGCAAAGGGTTGATGTAAGAAGTGCTGCGACCGCATCTGTTTTTAGAAATGTATGTTCAGTGATTAAAGGTGCACTGATATAACCGATACCTGTCGCAAGCAGCATGTTGCGAATGCGCTGATAGGCATTTAAGTCTTTCTCAAATGTGGCAATAAATGCTGCCCCTAAAACTGCCCCAAGCAATGCATTGCCATTAATAAATGGAAGTAATGAAACCGCACTGAGTGTTGCAATTGTTGCTGTAGTTGTTGTTGGCTCTGCCATGTTTAGTCCCATAGTTGGATGCTTTGTTTTGTTTGTTGTGGCGTTTCAATATCAGGCAGAATGACTTCCGTCCCCATCGGAATCAGCACACCGTGCTCAATGATGTTTGGATTTGCTTCGAGTACCATTTCGACCACGCCAGAGCTACGTCCGTATTCACGCCAACAAATGGAATCGATAGTATCGTTCTGTATGGCGATGATGGTTTTGCTCATAATGCTCAGCCCTTACAATCCAAGTCTTCAATAATTTTTATTTCGCACTCATAAGTATCAACATTGATACCCTGAGACTGCCTCAAGAGCCTTGTTTCTGACTTCAAATTGGACTGTGTTAGATCCAAACCAAGTTCCTGAGCAATTTTTTCAAGTGCAAGTCGCTCTAATTCTTTTTGAGAAAAACGATACCAATGCGTACGTTTATGACTTTCGACAGAAGAAATATTCATGTTTCAAAATTCCCTTTTTCAATAAAGTGAATAGCAACCGCATGTGCTTCAAATTGAGTCGATGAAAGATGCTGTAAGTTTTCTAAACTCGTGTAATAGAAACTATTCTTTTCATCTTTAAGATCGATACCCAGTTTTTCAGCAATGGCTTCCGCAATAAGTCGACGTAATTCAAGAGAATCCAAGACTGCTATCGTTTGTTTAAATTCATCATGTTTAGTAATTGGAAAAACTTTCATATCAACTCCACCACCGAATGGTTTTCACCGAGTAAATGTTGGATTGCCCATTGCTTGTTGCGACGATAATCATCAACGGTGCATTCGGCTTGCTCTGCTCTTTTTGCACCAGAATTGGAACTGTCGTAATTTCGATAGTTCTCATTTACTTTGGCTGCTACACCATTGGCAACTGCAGACAAATATAAAAAATCCGTATCTGGCTGATCATTGATTTGTGCGGTGGAAAGTTCAGACAAAATGGATGCTTTGGCTTTGAGTGAAACTAGCAATCGGTTGATGTCGAGCACTTCTTCGATGATGGCTTGTTTGAGTCGTTCGTTTGTAACCGCACCATCGATACGGACGATTTCTCGGATGTGATCCAGAAGAATAATCGGATAAAACGGGTCACTTTTGATTTGGATTTGGCTTGGTGTGTTATTGCCATTTGCGACGAATCCCATGCTATCCCCTGCCGTTGTTGTTGTTAGTGCATGGGTGGGAACAATAGTATTTATGTGTATTACAGTGTAATGACATCCCTATTGTTCGCCCATGCGGTGCGTGGGCACTCTTATGTTGGAGAAGAATCTCCAGCATTCGTTTGGACTGGTTCTGGTGGTGTGAATTTTTTTAAAAGCGTTTCAACCGTCTTTAAGTCTTGTTTACCGCCACATTTGTCATCCAACTCAATGGCACGACTTAAATAACCCTGTGCAGATTTAGCACTTTCTAAATCTTGCTCTGATGGCTGTTCAGTGCTTTGAATGAGCTTGATATTGGCTTTACCTAGTGCAACAAAAAGTTTGGCTTTAACCTGATCTGGCATGTCCAAAACTTTTGGATCGATGTCTGGATCTTCTTCATCACTTGGTGTAACCAGTGAATCGAGTTGTTGAAGAACTGAAATATCCACTGCAGCATTGGTTTTAAGCACTTTCAAAAAGGCATTGGCAATTTCTTCGGTGACTAAAACAGCCGTTTTACGCTCAAAACGATCTGGCATGATCATGTTATGGCGTAGGGCAAACTCTGCCATTTCTAGAGCTTTGGCATAATTCTCTGTGTCGATACACCATACCAATACCGTCATAAAGACTTCATCTTGGACACCTGTATTGGCTTCCATGATTCCATCTACATACGGAATATAAGTTGGTACTAAGCCCTGTTTAAGCTTAATTTTGGCTTCAGTCGATTGGATCTGGCGAAGTCGATGGCGGTCTTGGTTGAGCTGCATCAATTGCATTTCATAAGCCGTTTGCGACTGCATAGTGCCGAACTCAGCAGCCGAAAGGGCTGCTGCTTTAGCACTATGCTTTTGAAAATGTTGTCGTGCTAAGTTCATTCAACATTACCCCGCTTGGATTTCGATTTTTTCTGCCATCGCAGCTAAACCAAGATCTTCGATGTAATAGTCTTCATTCGATGATTCATAGTTTTCGATTTGATCGCGTTTAGGGTTATCGATGACCGTACGACGACGAGATCCTTCCTGCACATAAATCGATAAGTTATCGAAAGTGGTGACCAAAATGGCATCTTCTGGGAAGTATGGCACTGCATAAACAGGTAAATTGCCCATACGCTTTTGACTGATAATGATGTCTGCAGCCAACTTCTCAGAATTCGGTTGATCCTGGTTCACCAGTGGGAAATATTTGTCTGCTACAGTTTTTCGGTTGCACAGAACAACAAGGTCTGGATTGTCCTGGTGAACTTCATCGATCATTTCATCGACTAAGGTCATCACCAAAGCATCTACATTTTTATAATCACCTGTTTTTCCGATGATAATTTTCCCAGTGGTTGCACCTGAAGAAAGTACACGTGCTTGATTTTCTTCACGCATTTTTTGCAACCAACCTTTGTTTACATCCTGCAATTTTGGATTAGCAATAATGTCGGTTGTGGTCGCAATTGACGTACCATTGAAACCAATCATGATACGGTCAAGGGCTTGGCGTTTATGGATTTGACCGCTAAAACGAGCATAGAAATCTTTAAACTTCGCCCATTGATCCAGTTTTTGATATTTGATAGCTGTATCAAAGTCCGTTTTACGGCACATATAGAAACGCTCATCCATACCTGACGGATCTTTTGCTTGACGATCCGTATTATCCGTATTGGTACGTGAAGCAATCGGTCGAGAAATGCCAAGTCCTACGGCTGAACCTGATTGTTCTTCCACCAAAAAGACATTAATTTTCTGTAAGAATGCCGATGACAACTGGATTTTGTCTTCCAGCTTTTGCTGAACAGTTGGGGCAACTGTAAACTTTTGAGAGACTTTTTCTACACCGTTTAGTTTTGCCAATTCCTTCATGGCAGCACTGAATTTAAAACGTGTTTCTTTACGCATAAGATTTACTCTTTATAATTTTAATGAAGGGTTAACATTCAACTTTTTCGGAGAATGTGTTGTTACCTGATTTAGGACGAGGTTCTTGTTCAGGTTCACCTTCCAGTTTGGTTTTCAACTCGTTGAAGTCGTTTTGCAGCTGCTCATGTGCTGTATTCAATGTATTGAAATCACTTTCAAGTTTTGAAACGGTTTGACCTTGATTGGCTGTTTCCGTGGCAATTTCGAGGATGGCTTGTTCCTGCTCAGAAAAAGACTCCGCAGACTTTTTCTCGCCTTTTTCTTGTTTTGAGAACATTTCTTTTACTTTTTGGATCAAGCCTGCGGAATAGGATTGCTGCTCTTTAATTTCTTCGAATTCCAATGAAACTTCTTGAGCAGCAGTAAAGAGATTTTCAGGACGCTGTTTTTTATCAGCAAATGGATTTACTTTTGCACCCGCAGCAAACTGCAACATTTCGGTACCCAGTGATGCTGGACTATCTGTGACTGCCAAACCAACTAAATACGCTGAGCCTTTATTGGCAAAATTTTCATCCACTTCAATTGAGGTATAAACTTTTTGGCGTTTTTTATTCAGTGCAATGAGGCTTTGAGTCGGTTCGATTTGCGCAAAAAGTGCATCTTTTTCTTCACCATCAATGGTGACTTTTTCAGTTTTAAGTGCAAGAACATCACCATACGCACCAAAAATACCATCAGGAAATGCACTACGGAAATGCTCCATATTAATGCGAGCACCATAGGTGTTTGGATCATAGTTTTCAGCCATTTGGATAATCCATTCGGCCTGAATTTCACGTCCATCCGTGGTATCCCCTGCTACTGCAATGCGGAACCACTTGGATTTATATTTTTTATCTTCTTTGCCCATTTGCAAACCTATTCATAAATTGATTGTCGGGATAAAAATCACGTTTTCGAATAGGTGCAGAATGGGCAATGTCACATGCCATCTGCAATCCGAAATCATTGTATATAACTCACATACAAATTAATCAGACTGCTAAAAAGACACGGTACTGCCAATGTTTGCACATTAAAGCAAACAGCCCTTGGCAATGAATGATCTATCTCCAATCGCAAATTTACATCTGATTATGGACAACAAACTTAAAGCCAAATTTCTATATTGGCTTGGGTGGAAAATTGTCGATATTGCAGAAGTACTGAATGAAAATGAGCGAACGGTTCAGGCATGGAAAACACGTGAAGATTGGGAGAAAGAAAAACCCGAAAATCGTGTTGAAAATGCTTTAACTGTCCGCTTAATGGTGCTCATTCTTAAAAATAAAAAGACATCGGGTGACATTAAAGAAATTGATATGTTGATGCGGGCATATAAAGAATTTGCCCGAATTGAAAAGTATCGCAATGATGGTACTGAAGCGGATTTAAACCCTGAGATCCGCAAGCGCAATACAGCACCACGTAAAAAAGTCCCGAATCATTTTACCGAAGAACAAATCGAAGAACTGGTACTGGCTTTTGAGGAAAACCTATTCGAATACCAGTGGAACTGGTATCGAGCAATGGATCAGCGTTCCCGTGCAATTCTAAAAAGTCGGCAGATTGGTGCAACTTATTATTTTGCCCGTGAAGCCTTAATTGATGCTTTGAAAACTGGTCGTAATCAGATTTTCTTGTCGGCTTCTAAAGCCCAAGCCCATATTTTTAAACATTACATTAAAGCCTTTGCAGCCGATGTTTGTGGGGTTGAACTGACGGGAGATCCGATTGTTTTATCCAATGGTGCAGAGCTGCTGTTTTTGGGTACAAATTACCGAACTGCCCAAGGTCATCACGGTAATTTTTACTTTGACGAATTTTTCTGGACACATGGTTTTAATGAGTTGGAAAAAGTTGCCTCGGCAATGGCGCTACATAAGAAATGGCGCAAAACCTATTTTTCTACACCTTCAACCATTACCCATGAAGCCCATTCTTTTTGGACTGGGGAGCGTTTCAATAAAGGACGTCCAAAAAACAAACAAGTCAGGATTGATGTTTCTCATGATGCACTAAAAAAAGGGCGTCTATGCGAGGACAAAATTTGGCGACAAATTGTCACGATTTTGGATGCAGAGGAAGGCGGTTGCGACTTATTCAACATTGAGGATCTGAGGTTTGAATATTCAGCCGATGATTTTCAAAACTTGTTGATGTGCGAGTTTGTCGATGATGGCCAGTCGATGTTCCCACTTAATATGCTACAGCATTGCATGGTGGACAGTTTAGAAAATTGGGATGATTTCAAAGTTTGGCACTCGCGCCCATTTGCCAATAAACCTGTGTGGGTAGGCTATGACCCTGCTTTGACTGGTGACAATGCAGGCTTGGTTGTGGTTGCTCCCCCTGCTGTAGCAGGTAGTAAATTCCGAGTTTTGGAACGTCACCAATTTAAGGGCGATGACTTTGCCCAACAAGCTGAACATATTCGCAGTATCACTTTACGTTACAACGTCACTTACATCGGTATTGATACTACTGGCATGGGCGTAGGTGTCGCTGAACTGGTCCGTCAATTCTTCCCTGCTGTACATGCCTTTAAGTATTCACCCGAAGTTAAGGCTCAATTGGTTTATAAGACTTTGGATGTCGTTCGCAATGGACGACTTGAATATGACGCAGGCGATAAAGATTTAACGCAGTCGCTTATGAGCATCAAAAAAACGATGACTGCCAGTCAGAAGCAAATCACCTTTACTGCAGGGCGTTCAGAAGAAACTGGGCATGCGGATCTGGCTTGGGCACTTATGCATGCCATTTATAACGAACCATTGGCAGGGATTACAGAAACAAATACATCTATGGTGGAGATTTATTCATGAATCTATTTTCAAACGCAAAAAGTTTAATGAACTCAGCTTTAAGCTATTTACCGCAACCCGTACAACAAGCTATTCCTCAAAAGGCAGAAGCCTTTTCCTTTGGTGATGCTGTTCCCGTTCTGGATGGGCATGATTTATCAAATTATATGGAATGTTGGTTCAATGGTCGGTGGTATGAACCTCAAGTGAGTCTTGAAGGTCTATCCAAAAGTTTTAAAGCCACGCCTTATTTGAGCAGTGGCATTATTTTCAAACGTAATTTCTTGGCGAATTTATTTATTCCACATCCCAAAATGAGCCGAAAGGCTTTTGAACAGATAGGTCTCGACTTTATCTGGTGCGGAAATACTTATGTTGAAGATGTTCAATCACGTTTAAGAAACACGATTGAATATAAGCCTGCTTTAGCTAAATACACTCGCGCAGGCGATTTCTCTGGACAATATTTTTATTTGAACAATAGCCACAAAGGCTATGAAGAATATGAATTCCCACAAGATCGCATTTGCCATATTCGTGAAACGGATATCGATCAGGAAATCTATGGAACACCTGAATATATTTCTGCACTTCAAAGCGCATGGCTGAATGAATCAGCTACGCTCTTTCGTCGTAAATATTACAACAATGGATCTCATGCAGGATTTATCTTGTATGTAAATGACCCTGCTTCCGATCCGAATGACATTACCGCATTACGAACTGCCTTAAAAGAAAGTAAAGGACCAGGAAACTTTAGAAATTTATTCTACTACAGTCCGAATGGGAAAAAGGATGGAATTCAAGTCATCCCAACTTCTGAGATAGCTGCAAAGGATGATTTCACAAATATTAAATCTATTACGCGAGATGACACTTTGGCTGCTCTGCGTATTCCACCGCAATTGATGGGTATCGTACCCAATAATGCAGGTGGCTTTGGCGACATCAAATCGGCAACTGAGGTTTTCTATCACAACGAGATTATTCCTTTACAATCCCGTTTGCTTCAATTTAATGAATGGGCTGGCGATGAAATTATTAAGTTCAATAAATATGAACTCATTCAACCAAAATAAACATAAAACATAAGCCATAAAAAAAGCCCTAAGGGCTTTTTTTATGGGGTTAAAAACTTTAAGAGTTTTACTAGTTCCTCATTTACATGATTGATCACGATCTCACCTAAAGCATTCTCACAATCTGTATAAGATAATTTATCGAGCTCCTCATGTAACATTAACAATTTACTTTTAGCACGTTCAATATTCATTTCAACAACACCCATATCTTTCATAAAATACCTATAAAACAGTTATTTAAATCATCTTTATGACAAGGATTTTCGCTCCATTCCAACTGTATTGCAAGCAAAAAATAAGACATTTTTGTCTTATTTTATATTGATAATAAGACAAATTTGTCTTATAATAAGTTATTGTTTAAACAAGGTGAAGCTTATGAGCTACAACGAATTTAAACGATGGCTTCTAGCACAAGGTGTTGTTATTTTGCGGAAGGGAAAAGGATCACACATGATTATTGAGTTAAACGGTAAGAAAAGTGTTTTCCCCAACCACGGAAAAAAAGAGATACCAGAAGGCACTCGTTTAAAGATCAAAAAGGATTTGGGGCTTTAGCCTCAAATCCTACGTAGCTTTTAAGTTTAAGCTCGAACCGTTAGTCGAGGTAATTATAAAATGAAATATGCAGTCCAAATTGTTCAAGAAGGCGATGCCTTTCTTGTAAGTGCTCGTGATCTGCCTGAGTTGAATAGTGTTGGATATTCATTAGAAGAGGCTTTATCTGAAGCCTTGGATGGTATCGAGACAGTATTTATGTTGTATATGGATGATCGCAAGGTAATTCCTTTGCCATCTGATCAGGAAGATGGTGAGTATCTCGTCCACATTCCTGTTTTGGTTGCTTCAAAAATCTATCTATACAATGAAATGTTAGATCAAAAAGTTACTAAGGCAGAACTCGCTAGACGCTTAGGTGGTATCCAGAAAAATGCAGATAGATTGTTATCATTAAAACATGGTACCAAAATTGAAGCAGTTGAAGATGCATTCAAAGCACTAGGCAAAGAGTTGAAGATTCAAATCGCCTAATCATTTCCACATAAAAAAGCCTGCACACGCAGGCTTTTTTATTGTCCTTAGAAAATCACCCACAAATGAGATTCATTCCTATCCACTCCACCCCCACCCAGAGCCGCGCAGTTGCCCCACCCCACCTACGCTCTCTAAATGTGGCTGTTTTACTGCAAACTCAAGATAAAGCGAATCTGCGCGAAATGAGCGCCATTACACGGGGCTTTCAAAAGAAAGGCTAGAAAACTAATACTGCATTTCACTACAAAAGAACATATTTAAGGAAAACTGACTTAAATGACAAAAAGACTATCGAGATCCATTAAAAAATATCAGCACATGGCAAATACCTGAACACTCAAATCAGCACAAATAAATATTCTTTTAGGGAGGATAGCTGACATATGGAGTAATAAAGTAATAACAAAGTGTAAGATACTGAATTTAAAAGAAATAAATCATTACTTCCAAAGGTAATTTTTTGTAATTTTCGAAGTAATATTTTATAAGTGTTTGATTTTATTGATACTGAATTTAGTTTGATCTAACTTTTTTAAACAGTAATAAATTACTTAGATATTACCTCTAACTTACTTTTGAAAAACCACATAAGATATTGAAATTAATTGATTAAATTATAAATATTACTTTATTACTTAAAATTTTAGATACCCCATAACTTTTTTTTGATTATCAAAAAACTAGGGTTTTGAATATTTTTCACACGGAACTAAAAAAAATTCTGGGAATGAGATGGGGATAGAAAAGTGATCTGAAGAGATGCTTACGTGTAAGGTAATAAGAGGAAACTTACATTTAAATCTGTTAGCTTAAACGCTTAACTTTGGGAATTTCTTATTAAAATCAAGAATATGGTCGGAGCAGTAGGATTCGAACCTACGACCCCCTGGTCCCAAACCAGGTGCACTACCAGGCTGTGCTATGCTCCGAAATTGGGGTGAA